GATGGACAAATCGGAGAACTAACGGAAGTTAGGGCTCGCGATGTGATTTTCGTGGTTACAACCAACGAGGGAGGATCCGAATGACTGATCTGAATGCGGCGGAAGTGGAAACTGGCGAAGAAGGAACTCTTCAGGCCCTCGAAGGCGGACAGTCGTCGAATTCGATCGGCTCGAAGGCGTGGGCGAACAAGCTGAGGAAGCGTGCTCAGACTCTCTCGAAGGAGCTGGACACCGGCTACATGGAGCTGGGGAAGATCCTCTATGAGGTCTGCTCGGTCAACATCGACAACGTCAAAGGCAGCGACAAGCCCGTCTTCACGTTGTGGGGCTACGAGACGTTCGCAGACTACGCAGAGCAAGAGCTGAATCTGCATCGGAAGAAGGCTGAACGTCTTCGATCCATCTGGTACACCCTCGATGTTCGACTCAAGAAGCTCGACGAAGTCAGCAAGGCACGGCTCGTAGGCCTGGGTTCTTCGAAGATGCGCCAGCTGACGCGGGTGCTGGACGAGAACAACGCCAAGCCTTGGCTGGATCTCGCGGAGCGCATCTCCTACGTGCAGCTCGAAGCCAAGGTCAAGCAAGCCATCGACGACGCCAAGAAACAGGCAGCTCAACAGAAGCTGGCTTCCCAGGTCACCGGAGGCGAAGCCTCCCTTGTCGAGGGCACGCCTTTCGGCGACTCGACGGACGATGTTCTCGCTGAAGAGGTCTCCATCGGGGCTCCCTCCGATGAGGACGCTGACGCTGATGATGTCGAAGACACCGGGGCCGGCGGCGCTACCTCAAAGGCTCCCTCCGCCTCGGCTCAGGCGTCTGCTGTCCCTCTGGACGGGGAGGACATGCAATTCATGCACTTCGGGCTCTTCCCGGAGCAGTACCTCATCGTGGCTGATGCTCTGGAGCGCGTGAAGGAGTTGTCGAAGTCAGACAAGAAAGGCCACAACCTTTCGATGATCTGCACCGACTTCCTCGCCACGAACGACTTCGTTGGGGGGAGCCACGCCGAGGAGACCAAGGCCCGGTACCTCTCGAAGATCGAGAAGCTGCTCGGGGTCCGCTTGGTCGCTGTGGACGTGAAGACGAAGGATGTCGTCTACGGCATCGGCACCCTGGAAAAGATGGCGAAGACCCAATGAGACTCCCCATCTCCAGAGAGCTGGCGGCGCACGAGGTGGATGGGGTGGTCTCCATCTTGGCCAAGTGGTCCGCTGTCCTCAAGGGCAAGCACCCGGCTGACGGCATGGGGGAACCCGGACTCCCCGGTGTGGATTTCCCCGGGGGTGAAGAAGCTCTTGCTGCTGTGCTTCAGCAGTTCAGCAGTGAGCTTGTCATCTGCGCAGGGAAGTGTGAGAACCTTGCTGAAGTGATCTTCAACGGGTCGAGGTAAATCATGTCGCTCCATCGCCTCATCAATCATGCACGGATTCTGGCAGATCTCCCCATCCACCAAGATCTATCTGAGGCGGTCGAACGAAGCGCGGATGCCCAGCACCTGCTCAACGCCGCGCAGTACTGGCGCAAGGTCGTGAAGCAGGGCGACAACCTCCTGGAAGCGGTCCAGGGGGTCGTGGATGGTTTGGAGACTGCGGAGGCAGAGGAATTCCCTCAGCGTCGCCATGGGGCCCTGGTGGATGTTCGGAAAGCTGTCGAAGACGTCCAGGTCCAGGGGAAGGCCGTCTACTCGGACTTCGCTCTGGGTCGTGAGGAGTTTTACCAGGCGGCGAAGCTCTGGGGTCTCTCCACACGCCGCTCCGGGAAAGGCGCGGCCAAGAAGCCCTCTGATCTCTCGGCAGTGGAGGATGCCAAGCTCGTGTCGCAAGCCTCGATGGGGTCGAAGAACCTCATCTCGGCGACGGGCGCCATGCTTGAAGCTGGAGCCAAAGCTACGAACATGATGACCAAGTGCGCGAAGGTAGGCTGCACAGAGGAGGAGCGTCCTGCGGTCCTCACCGCAGGTCTGGACTTTCGAGATCTGGTGAGTGAAGCGATGTTCAGCCGTGTCAACGGAGTCATGCGCCGAGCGGGACTGGCCATGGAAAGGTTCTCGGCTCAGCAGGAATCGCGTGGAATTTCCGAATCGAAGGAGTGGCACGCCCCTTGGGAGAACGATCCGGAAATCGGAGACAACGAAGTTCTCTGACCTTTGATGAATGGACGACACAGATCTCCTTGACAATCCCAGCTCGGGTGCTAACCAGGAGATCATGGGATCTCACTTGGGATCCTGGAGAAAAGTGATGAACGGAGAACAAGTGGCCGAGGTGACTGTTGGCAAGACGACGGCTAAGGAGTTGCTGAAGCCCACGAATCAGCGAGTGGCGGAAGCCGTCGCTCGACTCAAGGTGGATCAAGCAAGGACTCCTGAGGCTCTTGGGGAGATCGAACCTGGTCCCACCTCTGTGGAGGAACCTGAGGTCGTCGCTGCAACGCCTGTCAAGGCCAAGCCTGTCAAGGCCAAGGCCAAGGCCCCGAAGGCCAAGGCCAAGGCTTCTGCCAAGGCGAAGCCTGTCAAGGCCAAGGCTAAAGCGAAGGGGCCTAAGGCAAAGCCTGCGAAGGCGAAGGCGAAGGCGAAGGCGAAGGCGAAGGCTGTCAAGGCGGCGAAGCCTGTGAAGGCAGCCAAGGTCAAGAAGGCCGCGAAGGCTGCTCAGTCAGGTCAGAGCGGTCCGGCATTGGAGCTGGAAGCGTCCGATCTGAACAAGAGCGAGACGAAGCTCCTCTGTTCGTTCGGGGACTACAAGGGTGGCGAGGAGATCTCCATCGCTGAGCTGGCGAAGGAAACGTTCCCCACCAAGTCGAAGGCTCAAGCGAACAGCTGGGTCCGGAACTCCCTGCGCCGTCTGGTGCGTGGCAGCCTCGTCGAGAAGACGGATCGAGGAACGTACAAGCTGACCAAGGCTGGCAGGGGCCTGGTTTGATGTGCAGGAGTACGAGATCGTACGGGAGCCCAGGCAACTAGAGAAAGTTGCCAACGAGATCCACGAAGCTTCGGAAATCTCTCTCGATCTTGAGACCGTAGGATTCATCCCCCACAAGGGAAAGATCCGACTCTGCTCAGTCAACACAGGGAAGGGGGTCTACGTCATCGACTTGTTCGAGACGAAGACCTTCGGTCCTGTTGTTGACTCTCTGCGTTCTACGAACGCGGTCAAGATCGGACAGAACCTCAAGTTCGACCAACGTTGGCTTCTGCACCACGAGAAGCTGGAGCTGAACCGCGTCTTCGATACGTACCGGGCCTCTGCTCTCATCCACAACGGAAGGAAGCTGGGAAACAACCTCTACGATCTCTACGAACGCGAACTAGGCATCGGCCCCGGCACCTCAGACTTGGGCGCGTCAGACTGGGCTGGCAACCTCTCGCAGGAACACTTCGACTATTCCGCAGAGGACGTCATCCATCTCCCGAAGCTCCGGGACAAGCTGAAGCCCCAGCTCGCCAAATGGGGCCTGAACAAGACCGCTCTCATCGAGTTTGAGGCCATCCTCCCTGAGGCCGCCATCGAGAACGCAGGCTTCCGCCTCGATGCCGATCTCTGGATGGAGCTGTACCGAGAGAACGCGATCCTAGCGAACAAGCTCCAAGACGAACTGCTCTATGAGCTGCCCCATCCAGCTGGTCAGCTCGGGCTCCCTGGTATGTCCCCAGGATGGAACGTAGGGTCGACACAGCAACTTCAGAAGTCGCTTGCACGTCTCGGACTCAACGTTGACTCGACCAACGAAGACACGTTGGCGATGAACGCTGGCAAGTTCCCGATCGTCAAGAAGCTCATCTCCTTCAAGAAGGTCAAGAAGCTCTGTGACGCCTTCGGCCCAGACTTTCTTGAGCATGTAGATTCGGTTACGGGGAGGATCCACGCCAGGTTCTTTCCTTTCACAGGTGCTGGTCGCTACAGCTGCTCCGATCCAAACCTCCAACAAATACCTCGACTCAAGGCGTTTCGGAAGTGCTTCAGGCCGGGTCCCGGGCGGAAGCTGATCGTAAACGACTACTCTCAGATCGAGCTGCGCATTGCGGCAGAGATCTCGGGGGATGCCACGATGCTCGCAGCCTACAAGCGCGGCGAAGACATCCACCGGCTGACGGCAGCTCTCGTGAACCAGGTCGCGCTCGACGAGGTCACGAAGGACATGCGTCAGATGGCCAAGGCCATCAACTTCGGTCTGATCTATGGCCTCGGGGCCCCGAAGCTCGTCATCTACGCCCAGACTGCCTACGGCGTCACGATGACGGAACCCCAAGCTTTTGGCTTCCGGAAGCGCTACTTTGAAGGGTACTCAGGTATCGCAGGCTGGCATCGCGTCGCTCTTCGAGAGGGTAAGCAGAGGAAGATGACCCGCACGCTCTCAGGGCGGTTGCGGTGGCTCGAAGACGAGAAGGCCCACAACGAATTCTTGAACACACCCGTCCAGGGCACCGGGGCAGATGGGCTCAAGGCAGCTCTCCGTCGAGTTTACGAACGCCTCCGCAAGTACAACGGTGATGTCTTTCTCACGCACATGGTTCATGATGAGATTTGCTTGGATAGCATCGATGATCCTGAGATTTTGCAGGCAGCCAAGGCCGACCTTGCTGAGGGAATGAAGGAAGGAATCGCTCCCCTACTTCACAAGGTCCCCGTCGAGTCAGATGGAGGCATCGGGGACAGCTGGGCTGACAAATAGCTGATGGTCTTACAGCGACCACGTGGTCGTTGATGTACGCTGGGAGTTGGTGTGAAGATGAACGGACAACCAAGCTCGAAACTGCCTCCCGCAGCGCTTCCTCCTCGGGGTCAGTACAGGGCGAAGCCCAACAAGTACGCGAAGCTTCGAGGCTTGAAATGCTTCAAGGAGCTTCATGAGATGCTTGTCTCGGGGTGGCCTATTTCTGAGGTGGCCCAGTACGTTCAGAAACAGCGTGGGGAGTACACGGACGTCACAGAACAGACCCTCATCTGGACGCTGACGATGTACCGCAAAGACCTCCCACCAGGAGAGATTCTTGCGAAATCGATGGGCTCCACCTTCAAGAAGGTAGCTGAGCGAGTACGTAAGGGCCTCGATGAGCTGACGGAGATGGAGAAGCTCTACGAGCTTCAGATGCTGCGCATCGACATCGACTTCAAGAATGAGAAGAAGATCAACAAGTTGATGCCGACCATGACAAAGGAGATCTCTACAGCACGAGAGATCTTGGCTGCTATGGCTCAGCTGAAGATGGATCTTGGTGTGGATGAACGCCACCTCGGGAAGTTGGACATCGATGCCAAGATCCCCGAAGAGACAGTGGCGAAGTACGGGCGTGCTTCTGTCGGCAAGGTTCTCAACAACCCGGAGTCCCGGCGCAAGTTGTTGTCCTTGGTGGAGAAGTTCACACAGATTCAGACGCTTCGAGATGACCTCCCTGGGAGTGAAGGTGAGGAAGGGTCTATCGAGGAAGGGTCCACTGAGAGTGGGTTCGAGCTGAAAGAAATCGGATGATCATCTCAGCGAATGGACGCTCTAGGAGCGAGCGGACGATGGCCGAGCTTGAAAAAGGCTTGGCCCAGGAGCTGGAGCATCTCTCCTGTGAGGAACGGGAAACCTTTGAGCTGATGCTGGAGGAATTCCGGAACGAGCAGGAGGAGGAGGGGCTTGCTGAGCTGATCGGAAATGCGGAGTGGAAGACCACCCCTTGTGATGTCGAGACGTTCGTCAAAGATCCGTACTTCCTGGGTGTGACCTGCGAGAATCTGTACGCCCGGCTTTTGGCAGACATGGTGGAAGTGTTCGACGGGGGCTACTCCGAGGCGGTGCTCACCGGCAGCATTGGTTGGGGTAAGACCTTCTTCGCTTCCATCGGGATCTGCCGAATCCTGTACGAGCTAAGTTGCATGAAGAATCCGCAGGCTAGCTTCGGGCTTGCTTCGCAATCAGGCATTGCGATCACCAACATGTCGGTGACGGAATCGCTGGCAATCAAGGTTGTCTTCGAGAACATCGCGACGAAGATCAAGTGCTCCCCCTACTTCCAGGAGAACTTCCCTTTCGCTGCCACACGGAAGGAACTTCGCTTCCCCAACAGCATCTGGGTAGCAGCTCGTTCCTCGACGGATACCTCTGCCCTTGGTTTGAACACCATCGCAGGCATCGTCGATGAGTCGAACTTCTTCGCGAAGTCCGCAAATGCGAATGCTTCGAACGTAGATCTGGCTGAGTCCATCTACGCCACGATGCGACGCCGAATGAAGAGCCGGTTCGAGCGCCAAGGAAAACTCCCTGGGATGCTCTTCGTCGTCTCCTCGAAGCGCACGAATGACGACTTCACCGCAAGGCGCATCATCAACGCAGCCAACGATCCTACCGTGTTCGTCCGGGATTATGCCCTGTGGGACGTGAAGCCTGAAGACTACTTCTCTGTGGGGAAGTTCTACGTGCTTGTAGGCAATGACAAGGTCTCCAGCAAGATCTTGGACCCAGGGGAAGAGAGGCAGTTCCTGGAGAACCCTCAGGAGGGAACGATCGTGTTCCCAGTCCCTGAGGACTTCCGGATGGACTTCCAGACCGATCTCGAAGGAGCGATCCGTGACATCGGCGGCATCGCAACCGTCTCGGTCAACCCTTACATCCAGCGACGCGACACCATCACGGCCGCCTGTAATAGCCAACGCTCCCACCCCTTCTCGGAGCTGATCTACGACCCGTCACGAAAAGGCATCTTCATGTGGGACCGCATGGTCTCAGCGCGAAGCGAACGGGCACCTGGAGGCATCACCGAGACGGTGAATCGACCGAGGCTGAACCCGATGGCTCCCCGAGCAGTCCACATCGACCCCTCTCTTCGTGGAGACGCTACTGGGCTTGTGATGGCTCACATCGGGGGTTGGAAGGATGTGGTCCGGCGAGCTGACGATGGGCAGAAGTTCATGGAGCGGGCTCCGATGTACGTTGTCGATCTGGCCCTCCGCATCATCCCTCCGATGGGAGGGGAAATCGTGTTGGCTGAGCTTCGTCACCTCATCTACGATCTGACTCGTCATGGCTACATGATCACTGGAGTCAGCCTGGACTCCTACCAATCCGCCGACACCATCCAGCAGATGAAGTCTCAGGGCTATCGCAGTGAGATCTTGTCTGTGGATACTTCTCCAGATCCGTACGACAACCTGAAGACCGCCTTCTATGAGGGGCGCGTCGACATGTATCCTTACCCTCCCCTTATTTCGGAGCTTGAGGCTCTCCAGGAGGACAGGCGAGGGAAGAAGCGGAAAATAGATCATCCTGTTCGAGGGTCGAAGGACGTTTCCGATGCTTTGGCGGGGGTTCTGTTTCAGCTTCGGAAGTACGCTTTGGAGCAACCCTTGCCCATGCTTCAGAGCATGAACCCCGACTCGGACCCCTGGATGTCCGCTGCCTTCCAGTCTCGTGGGGCTCCGGTCGTTTCGATGCCGACGATGCCGACAGCGGGCTCAAACTCTGACATACTCCCTCCGTTCATCGGATCGGGTTTCCGCTGAGGAGCAAAAGTGGGCGTCTTCTCTGACATCAGCAAACGAGTCGAGACCTTCTGGAAGAAGGACAAAGACACCCAGGCCACCAAGCTCGCGCGTGGGAACACCGCTGGGCGGCTGATGGCTTCCAACTCGATGGGTGGGGCTTCCAGCTACGGCTACGACACCGCTGTCTCCTCGTGGTTGGCGGTCGAGACCGACTTGCTCTCCCGGTTCAATGACTACGAGGAGATGGACGACTATCCGGAGATCGCCACGGCCATCGACATCTTCGCAGATGATTCGACGCAGCTCGATTCTCAGTTGAACAGAACTGTTTGGATCACTTCCAAGGATGAAGCGACGCAGCGCATCCTCAGTGACATGCTGCACAAGCGGCTGCGAATCGATGAGGAGATCTGGGAGATCTCTCGTTCGCTGTGCAAGTACGGCAACGACTACGAAGAGCTGCTCGTCACGAACGAGGGCGTCGTCGGGCTGAACTTCTTGCCTGCCACAACGACTCGGCGAGTCGAGGATTGCTACGGGGCGTTGAAGGGCTTCATTCAGACCTTCGCCGACAAGGTTGGCTTCTCGATGGAGGAGTTCGATGAGCTTCTCACGGTCCGGAATGACAAGATCAAGGACTGCGATGAGTATGACTACTCCGCTCCACAATCCGTAGCCTTCGAGGACTGGGAGGTTGTGCACTTTCGGCTTCGGTCGAAATACCGTCGAAGTGTCTACGGCTACTCGGTTCTGGAACCTGCTCGTTGGATCTGGAAACGCCTCATGATGATGGAGGACTCAGCTATCCTCTTCCGTCTCCAGAAGGCCATGGAGCGCTACGCCTTCTACGTGGACGTTGGCGACATGCCGCCGGCCGAAGCTCTCGCGTACGTGAACAGGATTCGACAGCAGTACCGGAAGCGTCGTTTCGTGAATCCGAACAGCGGGAAGCTGGAGCTTCAGTTCAACCCTGGGTCTCCTGACGACGACTTCTGGGTTCCTACTCGTCAAGGTCGTGACGCCACCCGCATCGATGTTGTCGGCTCTCCCCAGTGGCAGTCGATGGACGACATCGAGTACTTCCGCGACAAGCTCTTCGCAGGCATCAAGGTCCCGAAGTCGTACTTGGCTCAGGAGCAGGAGGTGGCCCGAGCCACTCTGTCTAGCCAGGACGTACGGTTCGCGCGCTCTGTGTTGCGTGTGCAGCGCGAGCTGAAGACAGGGATTGGCAAGATTTGTCGAGTGCACTTGGCAGCTTTGGGTATCGATCCGGCCAGAGCCGATTTCGAGATCCACATGACCGTTCCTTCGGCCATCTTCGAGCTGGCACAGCTGGAGGTTCGTTCGGCTCGGGCAGACCTTGCAGCACGTTTGGCTGACTTCGTTTCCTTGCGGTGGACGTTGGAGAACATCCTTGGACTGTCGTCGAAGGAGATCGCCATCGTCATGAAGGAGCGGGAAGGGGACATCATCCGGGGCATCACTGCTCAAGGAGCAGGCGAAGCTCAGGCTGCGACCCTCATGAATGAGGTACCTCCGGCTCAGGCGGAGTCCTTCAATGTGGATGATGGCGATCCCAAAACTGTGGCCCAGTTGCAGACCCGAGTTCGACGCCGAACTGCACGTTCTGGCCTTGTTTCGGGCCCGATCTCCGAAAAAGAGATGGCCTGGGGAGACCCGAAAGCCGAGAAGCGTGCAGAGGCGAAACTCGACCAACTACTCCGTTCCGACCAGGCCCTGGCGAAGCGTTTGAGAGAGGTTAGAGCCCTCGTAGAAGATATTCGTACGGTTCAGGGATCTCCGAGTGGTAAAAGTTAGCTCGGATTCCGTTGACACCCTCTAACTCGAACGGTAGCTTCTTCCCAATGCTCGCCTCAGTTGATCGATTCATCCCTCGGGACCAGGTAACCACCCTGACCGAGGGGTCATACGAAAATCTGATCCGGAAGCTCGCGTTGGTGGTGAGTGAGTCTTCAGAGAAGCTCTTCGGTCGCAAGGTCGAGGTATCTCTGATCGGAACCTTCACCGGGTACGGCCTCGCAGAGTCTGTGGACGGGAGCGTCGCTCGCTTTCAGTTTGAGACGTCTGCCAGTGGTCAGGTGGTCCTGACGGCCATCACTCCTGTGCGCCTCACCTCCCTCTCGATGGAAGACTACGTAGCGTCGCAGACCCGTAGTACGGTGGACGCACTGCTGGTCGGCCAGGTCAATGAGGCGTACACTGCCCTGCGACCTGTTCTTCCGATGCTCACGGAGCGGACGAAGATTCGTCCCCAGCAGGTCGTGGCAGAGGGGGTGATGGAGAGTTTTACCTCCGACCGCCCGTGGAAGAAGTACTATACGGAGAAGGCTGGCTCGATCTACGGCTACGTCAAGGAGTCGGGCATCGATCCCGAAACTCTCCGACTGGCCCCCAAGTTCACTCGGCTGTATGATGGTTCGATCTCCGAGCAGGAGCTGAACCAGTACAACACCCTGGTACAGTCGGACTTCGATCACATCTCCACGCAGTACAGCCAGCTCGCCACCACAGTGGCGGAGTCGGTCAAGAAGCTCGCTGCGGCACGCGATGCCCAGTTCATGGGCGAAGATTTTGGTGTGATTCGCAACTTTGCTGAGGACTTTCTCTCCGACTTGGAGTCGACTGTCCGAGGCTTCGTCGAAGCGCGTCAGCAGGTGTTCGAGGTCGGTTCCTTTGGAGGCATCTACGATGCTGCTGCAAAGGAACTTTTCAAGTTCCAAATCACGGGCGCCTTTCTGAGAAAGATCGCGACCGCTGCTACTGACCCCGGTTGAAGAGAGGAAAGCCATGGCGAAGGTTCATCTGACGACGCTCGAAGAGGACATGCGGGCCATCGGTCTCCTGCCGAGCGGGTCCAAGCGACTCCCGCAGACGGAGAGCACCGAGGGAGCAGCTCCTTCCGAGACGCCTTCTGCGTCCGTGGATGAAGCTCGGGCTGTCCGGGTCAAGCACAAGACTTCTTCTGAGCGTGGCGCTGCCCGCAAGGCGTACAAGAAGAATCGTGCCAAGATCAAGCTCCGGAACAAGAAGTACCGGAAGTCGGCTGGTGGCAAGAAGGCCATGGCCAAGCACACCAAGATCTTGAAGAAGATCGGTGGGCCCATCAAGGGCAAGCGCATCCAGACGTCGAGCGTCGAGCCCACGGGCATGGATCGCGTCACCAAGCTTGCCGAAGACGTGGCTGACATCGTCAGCTCGATCGGTGGCAAGGACAAGAAGGAGGTCGTGAAGGGATTCGCGAACCTCGCTCTGGCGGCTGATGCCCTGAGCAAGAACCTGAAGCTGGCGGCGAACGACCTCGGTGAGGGCGCGCTGTTGGACCTGGGTGTCACGTACGACGAGATGGCGGAGCAGGCGGCGGAGATCGCCACGGCTCTCTCGGAGGGCGAGGACATCGACCAGGACGAGCTGGAGGAGATGTTCCGTGAGTCGATGGAAGACCTCCTCGAAGGCATGGAGATCTATGACGAGGCTTGCTCGGAGCCTGACGACGACGAGATGGAGCCCGACGAGGACGACATGGAAGAGTGTGGTGACGAGGAAGACTCGGCCACGATGAAGGTGGAGAAGAAGAAGGCAAAAAAAGCCTGAGTGCTTCTTCTCTGAGCGAAGCTCCTAGGAAGAGGCGTACAGCCTACCGCAGCGGGCGCTTGGAGTTGATCGGCTACGAAGGCAATCCCTTCAAGCGAAAGACTCGAAAGTCACCCAAGAAGAGCAGCTCAGTTCTCGACCGAACCCCTCTACGCAGTTCCTTTCGATGGCGGATGTACTGATGAACACGACAAATCAAGCAGCAAAAGCGAAGGTGGCGGCTGGCCTCAAGACGCCTTCTCGCGAGCTGTCTGATTTCCGTCCCATTCATCTGACCGTCATCGAGGGGGATGAGGGTGGGAATGGGAAGGTCCGTGTTCGTGGTGAGTTTGCTCGGGCGGATGCGGCGACCCAGAACGGGCGTGTCTACCCGAAGAATCTGTGGGAGCGAGAGATCGGGCGCCTCAGCGCCGATTTGCGTTCCCGCAAGGTGTTCGGGGAGTTGGACCACCCGGCAGACGGTCGGACGTCGCTTTCCCGAGTCTCCCACGTCGTCACCAGTCTCACGGTGGAAGCCGATGGGACGGTCACGGGTGAAGCCGAGATCTTGGATACGGCTCGTGGCAAAGATCTGAAGGCCCTCCTGAAGGGCAACTGTGCGGTTGGTGTCAGTTCGCGTGGTTACGGCTCCACGCAGACGATGGATGATGGTAAGGAGAAGGTTCAAGAGGACTACCGCCTCGGGACGTTCGACTTCGTGGCAGAACCTGCTGACAGCGGTGCCTACCCCACGACCTTTTTCGAGTCGAAGGAGCGAAGGAAAATGGACGCGAACGAGAAGCCTGAGCAGGTGGAAGAGTCGACGGTCAACGAAGAGGAGGTCACCAAGCGCGTGAGCGCTGCTGTCTCCGAGGCGACGTCGCAGGTGGAATCCCAGCTCCGGGATGAGTTTGCTCAGAAGCTCCCGCTCCTTCTTGCCAAGGTGAAGGCTGACGTTCGTGAGGAGGTTCGTGGCGAGCTTCTCTCCGATCCGGCAGTTGCTGGGGCGAAGGTGGCCCTGGAGAGCGTCAAGGCGCTCCTGCGGCCGTACATCTTGCCCGAGGATGTCGAGGGTGTGCTTTCGGAGAAGGACGCAGAGATCTCGCGCCTCCGAAAGACGCTGGCCGACAAAGATCTCA